CAGAATCCATGCTATGTGGTCTCTAGATGTTGGGTTAAACTCCTTTATTCGTTGTATTTCACATCCTTCTCTGTATCCTTGTGTTGCGTTATCTCGTTTAGGAGTGAACAACGATCCTGCAACGTAAGGGAATTGTCCTCGAAGTATTGCTTCAGTTTCTTCCATCTCGCTTCTGAGAGATGACTCAAGTTCGAGAGCTTTTTGTTGGTTAAATGTCCATCCATTTATTTCTTGAGTTGTTAGTATTTCCGAGACTCGGTGCTCTAATCTACACGAGTCATTAAGGGGCGGAAGTGCTCGCATAATTTTGTTGTTACTTGTACGTCTTGTACGCAATAATCTTGCATTTCTTGTGACCATTCTTTCCAGTCACTTGTTTTACCAAACTCACCTTTATATTCACCTAAGCGATATCCATAACTTTCTAAACTGTGTCGTCCATATAACTGTAATGGCATTCTCGACCATGCTCTTTTCTTGTCTATCTCCATTAAGTTTGGATGATATAAGCGAGATAAGATAAGAGTGTCAATAACAGTAGCACTAGACTCAAACCAAGAATAAATTTTCCGAAGAACAGGTAAATCGTAGCCAATAATATTATGACCAACGATGATATCAGCACCGGATAGCCAATGCAAAGCTTCCGTGATCGGTCCGCATTGATCACCTTGATGATTAAATACGAACGTTTCTTCCTTCGTGGAGTCATAGATGGCGATACAATGTATCGTAGAAACGTCATGTAATAGTCCGTTAGTTTCGCAGTCAAATACGAGCATTTGTTTTTCCGACATATGTTTTATCTTTAAACTTTGCTTTCTTTTTCTGCTCTTTTGTAGGTGGTTCAGGTTTTATAGGTTCAGAAATCGGTGTTTGGGGTACCGAAAATTGGGATCTCAGTTTCATGGAATTTACAGGTAGTTTTGTCATATTTCAATTCAGCAGCTACCCCAGTCTCTCCGGAGTATCTGTTTTTTAGAACTCTTAATGTTGATACGTCGTCCATGGATTGCTGGTCGCGTTCTAGGGCGAGTACGGTATCAGAAAGTTGGCTTATAGCCTGACTTCCGCGCAATTGCCCTAATGAAACCTTCGCTCCATCAGTGTGATCTTTATCTGTTTGAGTTCTTCTTAAATGGGATACAAGGAATAGAGATATACCAGTACGTTCTACTAATGACCTTAGCTTAGTCATAGTTGTGTCTATCATACGTCTCTCATCACCGTCTAATCCACTCAATAAGATAGATAAGTGGTCCAAGAAGATGATGCGGATGTCCAATCCCAGAGCCATATACTCGATTCTGTTGTAAATGATGTCAGGTGATAAACTGCCGAAATGATCGTATAAATAAAGATTCCAGTTAGCAATTGTTGAATCATATGCTTCTTGTAATACCTCGTGTTCGTGTTCTCCTAGATGCAGGGCTTTCCCCACAGCTACAGACATAAGTCCTAAAGCTGTTCGCCTGTTAGATTCCTCTAATGCGATATAGCCAACACGTTCGCCAGATGTTAATAAGTCAGTAGCTAACTGGCGACAGAAAGTAGATTTCCCCTGACCAGTGCCAGCTGTTATTGTGGTTAGTTCGCCATAGCGAATACCATGTGTTTTCTCTTGTAATCCTTGTAAGTTATATCTGTGATCACAAGGTGGTGATGGAGTAGTTACTAATTCAAGAAGTGATTTTCCATCCACGATGCCGTCCGGTTGATAAGGTTTAGCATCCCAGATCGCACGACGAATAGCATCCGCGTCATTGTTTTGTAGAGCGTCACTCGCATCCTTATAAGGGTCGGCAAGGTGAGCAATCTTAACGGTACCTTGAGGAAGTAAAGTAGCAACTTGTTCTGTAGCTTTCCTACCGGCATCGTCTTTATCGAAGAAGAGGATGATCTCCTCATATCCTTGTAATAAAGGTATTTGTTTTTGAATGTCTTTTTTGGCACCCGCTGCCCCATGTGGTAGTGATACCATCGGCCAGTTTTCCATCGCTTCATAGCAGCTCGCAGCATCTAATTCACCTTCTGTGATAACAATACGTTTACCGCTATTAGGGAATAAATGCTGACCAAAAAGAGTGTCTGTAGATTCGCCTTCATATTTAAAGTCCTTGTTTTTAGTCTTTATTTTGAATCCTTTAAGACGTCCTGAGCCATCGAAATAAGGGAAGCGTAAGTGTGCATCGTCTCGGTAGATTTTGTAAAACTGGCATACTTTTTCGCTAATTCTTCGTTTTTGCAGCCTTTGGGCTGATCCTTTGAAGTTAACATTTGTCTGCATTTGATGAGTGTGTTGAGTGTCGCCTGCTACGTATGTATTGCAGGCAAAGCAGTACTGATGCCCGTCCGTATAAATGCTATTAGCATCGGAAGAGCCACAGTTACTGCATGGTTCGTGTCTTATAAATTCGCTATCCGTCATGTTGTAGTAAGTTTGTATCGAGTGATGAATCAACAAACCCAAGTTTTCCTATTGGAGCAAAGTTACACGCGAAAGAGCGTCTTATTACATTTTTTGTAGGTTTATATTTCGGGTACGAATGATATAAATTAGAAGGGAAAAATATTAATAACCCTTCATTTAAGGCACATGTGAAACTCTTTGAACTAAAGATAGTAGGTTCATTTTTACCATCATCTGGAAAGAAATCACTATGTGGCATCGGACTTTCTAATACTAAATTTCCTTGACCATTTTTCGCTCCGTCAAAATACAATACTGCTGAAAACATGCAGTTGTAATGGCGATGTCTTATCATTTCTGAACCATCTGTATTATCCGTTATCCAGTTGGTTAACATCTTCCATTTTTGATTTGGATAATTATATGTATTGTTAACCCATAAACTAAAAATATCTGTAATATCGTTTTTTACTTGTTGATGATTTACGAGGACATCATAATGTTTTGGGTCATCCGTAGATGTTTTTTGTATTTGACCTTTTAAAGGTTTAAATATGTCACAGACTTCCGAAGGTAATGTTGTATAACCCATTGGAACAGCAAACAATATATTTGTCTCTATACTCTGTGTCATGTCAACCAATCAATAGGAATAGTATGGAAAGCACACCATTTAATTCCATATCTCTTACACCATTGGGCGTAAGTAGTCTTGGATTTCTTTGATATTTTTTTGTAGGGGTCTTGAAAGACCATGCGTAAATCTATTTCTGGATTATCAGCTATAACTTGTCTAACCTTACGCCTGTCTTCAGGTCTCCAGAACCCTTTAGTCTCAAGGCATACGCCGTTGGGGAGGATGAAATCTGGTGTATAAAGGTGTTGAATTGTATAAGGAAAACTTGTGCTTTCATATTCATAATCAACACCTAGTTCACATAAGAGATCAGAGACTTTTTCCTCTAATCCTGATTTGAACATTAGAAGTCATCATCTTCTACTGAGCTTGGAGCTGTATCCACTATGACGTTAGGGTCATCAGCTTTAAAGCCAGAAGTTTTACCAAACAGCTCTGCTACGCCATCCTCGTCTAGGTCTCCACTATCAATGCCGGCTCCCGTCTGGATAGAAACGATCTGCACTCCGGACAATTTCAATGATGTGCCATAGGTCACGCCATCTCTCAGAATGTAGGGTTTTTGATGGAAGCCGAGCTTAACCTTGGAACCTTCATATACTGGTGTATCAATATTTGTTATTGGTGTTCCTTCTGTATCTACTACTGGTGGTCTCTTATCTTCAGCCCAAGAGAATTTAATAATATACTTCCCTTCAGCTACTTCTTCCCAAGGCTCAGGTCTACATGTAGATCGCTTTGGATTCTTTAGTTTTGATTCTGCCCATTTAAGACAATCAGCTCTTTCAGTCTCGAGCTTGTCAACCATATCTTGGTCTACTACTGCTTTAAGTGAATATCCAAATTTACTTGGTTTTAATATTGCCTGATAACCTTCAAGAGTTACAGGATTAGGGGTTATGTGGATGTTTTTTGACATTAACAGAAAAAATATAATGATTCAATTACTGATGACGGTTGAAGGTCGCCAATAATCGGTGGTTCAGACTCAGCTCCAATAGCTTGAGCAAAGTCGGTAAGGAAGTCATGCTCTGCGAACAGGTGCATGTATGTATCTCTAACTAGGTGGGATAACAAATTCATATCAGTCGCTCTACATAAGACTGAATCATGTATCAGACTTATTGGTGCGTGAAACTGTGTCGCGCATATGTGTAGCAATGAAGCATCGAGTGAATGTATGAGGTTAGGAGCTGTAGCGTTCTTGTGATGCTGGAGGTCAACTCCTTTCTCACCATCAGCTATGCGTACCTGTACTCGTCCTAGTAATTTCAATTCGAGTATCTTTGTCTTCATCTTCATAAGACGTTGAGTAACTCTGAATCCGGAGGGTGTGACCCATATCAATTGGTCCGTTCCTCTCTTGATTGCATTAGCTACTTCTGTCTCAATCCATCTCATTACCTTCATTGGTCCCGGGACAACCTCTTCCATTGCTGTCCGGACTGCGTGAACTATTTGAGTTAGTTCTTCATTCTCTACGTCAATATCAATATCATGGAAAGCGTCCCTGATGTACTGACGATTGCTGAAAGGCTTTGCGTTGTAGGGGATTGTCATCACGCAACGCTTAGTTTTTTTCCTATCCCAATAGGGACGTAACCTTTCAGGTATATTGTGTAGACTCTTATCTGCTATTACTTGATAAGCATCTTGAGGTTTTTCACTTGGTATAACGTTTACAAGTGAAGCTGTGGACTTATCTCTAGCCAGCCCTGCTAATATCTGTAGCCCAGAGCATGTAGCATCGGTTGCCACGGGTAGACCAGTAGTCGTCCTTGTTTCAGCTATCACTACTGCATAGTATTCTTCACATGCAGCAAGGAATTGCCAAGGTTCGTCAGCTGTCTCCCAATCTCCTATGTTATTTATAGGGTCAGTCGCTACTCGAGCGATGAGTGTGTGGTTTGAGTTTGTCCATGTGAGCCTTTCTTCCAACGTCGCCTTATCAAGACCATACGTCGTAGCTACTTGGAAAGCTAACCACTTCTTACCTTCATCAGTAATAGGTGCTTCATCAGAAAACCTAATGAGACTCTTACCGAAGTCAGTATCTTGAGGTGTAAGAAAGCTAGGGATGGGATATGCTCTACCCCTGTAATCGAAAGACCAAGGGATATAGTAGTCCTTGCCTTTAAACTCACGTACGCAATTCATTGTCATACGTGTACGGCAGCTAGTTCTCCATTCGTTAGCGTTTTTATTCTTAGCTATCGCTGCCTTCTTCTTCCACTCTTTACGAGCTTCCTTGTTTGTATCAATATCAAAGGGCTTCGGAGGTTCAGGATGATGTAGTACTGGTCTAAACTTTCCTACTGTTATCTCCCTCTCTTCTAACTCCTCAGCTACCTCAACAGTAAAATCATTTAAACAGTATTTTACCTTCTGTATCAGGTTTAGAAACTGGTAAGTTTTTTCTCCCTGTATAGGTAAGGGTACCCCCCGTCTCACCATTTCATGGCATTTAGTTATGTCATTTAGGTAATAGCCACCATCATGTAGGTGACTCCAATCTCTAGGCTCGATGAGCATCGGCCAGCTAATAGGTGAGAACAGTTCGGTAATTCTTATGATCTCTGCTTTATGTTTATCAAACTCAGGTGTTGTCTTTAAATATAATTCTGTTTTTTTACCAATTCTTATATTTAATTTCTCAAACCAACCAGATGATTCACAGAAACAGTCAAGGAACCACGTCCCTGCTTTAACTTTGAGCTGTGTATTCCATGGAGTCCATGGTTCTACATCTGATTTGTTAAAGAGTACTTGCATACTCTTACGTTTGTATTCAGTTCCCTTAGCTTGATGCCAGTAATTATCCTTTAAGACCTTAAATAAACCCGGGGCTGTGTCTTCGTAGTAACGCATCTGACTCTCAGCTTCGAGAGCTTGTCCAATAGCTTGAGCTATCTTGACTATCTTTGAGTTCTCTTTCTTGTAGCTGAATACCTTATCGAAGGTAATCTTGCATGTGATAGCTGCTTGTGATTCGCTATCTATATCGTCAAGGTATGGCAGTATCTCCATGAGATGCCCTGCGCCCTTCACTGCTATCTTTTTTCTCTTCTCCTTTTTAAATTTTATTTGTTCAATTATCAATGGTAGGAGAGTATCAATACTCGCCGAGCCGAAGACAGTAGCTGAAGCATAATCTTGTTCAAGTAATTTCTTGGTATTAGATCTGATCTTTTCTAAGCCACCACTTATTTGTCTACGCTCGAATCTCTCCTGTTCTTCTAGATCAGAAGGAAGCATATAATTCTATGGATTTTTAAATTGGACGAATACTAAGGTGTATAATCTCTACAACCTTGCAAATAAAAGGACCTCAGCGATTATGCTGAAGTCCGATACCATTCTGAAAATTAACTTATGCGGTTTTTAAGTCCGGCGCGTCTACCAATTCCGCCACACTCCCAAGGCTTTTCAG